TCCCACGGTTGTGGTCTGCCTATGAACACATAAAGGCGATCTCTAGCACTACCTGCCAACAGGTCTGACTGTGTAGGATCTGGCCCTTCTAGTGCTTTCCTAAACCTTTCGGCAGTAAAGATTCTAAATTGGTCGGTAAGTAACGCCATTGTTAACGATTGCCTTCTTTTTATTTATGCGGGTTATTCATCTTCATTTCTGACAGCACCAGTATATTCGACAGAATATATCTTGCCTACAGCACCAGATGTGTTACCTTGGATGTTTTCTCCAACGGTCCAAAGATAATTTGCACCATTTGGAGTAATACTTTTAATTGATAAAGTATGGAGATCTTCATTGGTACCAATAAGAGGTCCACTTTGTATACCAGTTGATAATGCAGTAATTGCTGTAGTCTGGCCTTGGACTGTCTCATCAGCAGAGAATGTTTGAGCATTCTGATACTCAACAATAACTTCAGCAGTTGATACATGGGAGTCTCCATCACCCAACGCACCAGCAGTCTGTATAGTAGATACTAGAGGGTTTGCATTACCATCATATATCTGATCACCTGGTTGGAATAGTGTAGTATTCTGTCCACCAAGTGTCTCCTCTATACCATATTTAGATGATGCAATACCACCGTCTAAATTAATCTGGTTTTCAAACTCAGTACCAGTATTAACTAAGTCGATAATACCGTCACCTTGTTGCATCACACCATCTTCATCCTCATATTCCTCATCATCATCTTCAAACCTTCTGTTAAGAATAAGACTTAAAGGATCGGTGAAAGCAATAATATCTTCCCCATCAACCTCAATCAAAACATGTGGTTCTACACCAGTGCCACTAGATCCAGCAACACCTGCAACGAATGCAACTATAGTTGACTTCTCATTAGATCTACCACCATCAATGAATGCTAATTCATCAATTTCAAAGGTAAGATATAATGCTCTGTTAACAGGATCCCAGTCATATACAATAGCAACTCGGTTATTAGATGATTCTTCAACCCTTCTCACTTTGTCAGTTACTTGGAAACTATATGCAGTCAATCCTGTATTAGGATCATCCTGTAAGCTATCAAGTATAACCTTTTGGTCAAAACGGAAGTTAACACCTCTATCACAACCAGTAAATGCATCATAAGCATCACCATTAGATACAGCAAGTTTCCCTGTATATCTTATTATTTCTCTACCAAGAAGAATTTTACCAGAACCTGCATATGGATCAGTAGTCTGGACAAATATAGTACCTGTACTCGAGTTAACATCCTGTGTTAATCCAGTTACATTATAAATGGTTGAGTTTAATGACTGTCTATTTCTAGCTTCACGAATAAGGTCAGTATCTCTAGTAAAGATAACCTCTGGAGGTGTAGTATATCCACCACCACCTCTAACTAGATCTATATTAGTGATCTTACCAAGATTTATGAATGCCTTAGCAGTAGCACCAGATCCACCACCTTTAATCAACTGTATAAGTGGAGGAGTCTCAAAGAATTCACCTTGATTGGTTAATGTAATAGAAGAAACTTCACCAAACTGGTTGACATTAGCAACACCAGTACCACCTTGGCCACCACCACCGCTAATGATGATATTTACGTCTTCCTCTGTGTAGTTTCTACCTTGCTCTTCTATAGCAAGACCAGTAATCAGTCCTGTTACAGGCACTAACTCAGATCCTGATCCACCACCACCTACTATGGCAGCAGTAGCATCAAAATAACCATCACCTGGTACAGTAATCTGCACAAAGTCTATTGAGCCGTCTTGTTTAAGGTATACATTACCTGTAGCAGATCCATCACTACTATTATCTTGAATCTGTAACCTCAATGGGTCATATCCTTCACCTGGATCTAATACTTCTACAGCAGTGATGACACCTTCATCACCTTCTATGACTGCTCTTAATACAGCATCCCTAATTGGTGTACCACAATTTTCGATCCTTAATCTGGGAGGATCAGCAGCAGAGTATCCTTCTCCACCATTAATTACATAAACATCCCTTACCCCAAATATACTATTGAATATTGGGATAATAGAAGCACCGCTACCTGGGACTGTTCTTGCCATATTAGACTACTGTAAGGTTTCCTACCATTGCTGCATGTGCAGTGCATTGATAAACATAAGTTGTGCCAGGTGAAAGATCCATTGGGACTGTCCAATACTGGACTCCGTTTTGATCACCACTGACTCCTTCAGTCACTGCTGAACCACCTGATGTCTGCCTTAGAGCAACAGGGTGTGCTCCACCAGTGGTATTATTAAATCTGTATGTAAATCCTCTATAGACAAAGATTGTTGGGTTGTCTTCTGAAGGATCAACACCACCACCTGCTACTCTATATGAACTATTACTAGGACCAGTAAACCTAAATCCTACAGAAGCACTTTCTGTTATTTCCCATGCAGTACCATTATAAATTAGGGTATCATTTTCAGTGGGTGAAGTGCCAGCAATATAAACATCGGCATTAACTGTCAATGTATTTGAAGTAGCAGCAGTGGTTATACCCTGGCCACCTGCGATGTTAAGAGTAGAAGTTGAGAGGGCAGCAGTTGTGGTACCACTGTCTCCAGTTACTGTTCTAAAGACTTCCTGAACTACATTGGGAGAGTCATTAGTAATCGTGAGATCATCTCCACTGACAGCAGTACTAATACCAGACCCACCAACGAGGTTAATAGTAGCAGTTGTACTACCTGCGGTTTTTGATCCTGAGTCACTTCCTATTACACCATAAGCATTCTGGTTTGCATCTCCAAGAGTACCTGTCATGTTAATAGTGACAGTATCTCCAGTTATTGCTGTAGCAATATTCGTGCCACCTGCAATTATTAATGTGTCTGTAGCAGCAGATGCTGTTGTAGTACCAGTATCAGCAGTAACAGTCTCAAATAAGTTTTGAGTGGTGCCACCACCTCCTCCACCACCTGTCAAATCATTTGCAGGCTCCCAATTATTAGTAGCAGAATTCCACTTAATCACCTGTCCGTCAGAAGGTCCACCTCCAACAGTCATATCTACATCACTAAGATCACCGATACTATGATCCTCACCTATAATTTTCTTCCAACCAGCACTTGTTGCATATCTTGCAGCACCATCAGCAGTAACCAATGCAAACATACCTTCATGAGTTGTATTATCAGGAAGGTCTCCAGTAGTAGCGAAAGCATTACTATATTTTAACTTACCATCAGCACCATCGACGTATGTTAAAGCAGATCCTGTGCCACCAGCCCATAATTTGATATCTCCTGTGCCATTTGGTTGAAGAGTTATGTCACCATTTGCTGTTGATACAAGTTTATTACCATTGACATCTATATCACTAGAGAAAGCATTAAAATCTCCCTCAGCAAACTGAGCACCATTCCATTTAAGTAGTTGTCCAGTCGAAGGTGTGCCAACGTTAATTTGAAGATTGGTATTATTTCCAAGATTGGTATACAATTCGTCAATGACGCTATTCAGTTTAATAGCACCATCTCTCAGACTGTCACCAGTCCCATCGTTTGCCGATGATCCAATTGCTAGGGTTTGCTTTGCCATGATAGTAGTCTTTACAGTGTTATTTAGGTGCCATCATAAGTTTGTAATGTAGAGTCGAGAGTAGACTGTGTACTATCGAATCTATTTGCAGTGCTACCGCCACTACCACTACCAGTAACGGTCAATGTTGCTGCTTGTGAATCCAATGGTGAGTTTTCTGCGGCTGCTGGTGCTCCAATAGGTCCAGAGATACGACAACGATACCTATACCCAGTCATATAGGGTAGAGCAGTAACAGAATATACGTTAGTAGTTGCTCCAGTTATAGCAGCGAATGCAAATCCACCATCAGTAGATCGATACCACTGGAATGCCACTGGTCCGTCCTCTGGACTAACAAATTTCTGAACTGTGAATGTAGCAGTCTCACCAGCATTGATTGTTGCATTCTGTGGTTGTAATGTGAATGAAAGTATAGGTAAAGGACCGCCTCCTCCACCTGCTCCACCTCCACCTTGGGAAACATTTTCCTCAGTGTAAGCAGTATCAATAGTTTCTCTAGTTGTCAATCCCATAATGTATGGGAATTTAGTATTGTCTACGTTAGTCTCATCAACAGTTAAGAAATATGCGTAGGTGCCATCCTGATATTCAGGTGTAATGGCAAATCTTCCATTGTGCTCATCTAAATCACCAGTACCTTCAACGTATTCATAGTCCTCCATGAGGGTACCAGCAGGAGGATTGTCTGTAGTAGACCCATAATCAGGTCTTCCAGGTGCTTCAGTGTCCTTTACAGCATATGATGTCCTCATTGTCCTAGTACCACTCAAATTATCGAATGGTATGTTATATCCATAAGGTCCGTAGATAGGAAATCCATCAAATGCTATGCCAACTATCTTAGAATGACCGTCAGGATGACGAATGTTGTCTCCATTAAACTGAGTTGAACCATAATAATCGTTATAACCTGCCATTGCAGACCCTGCTTTCCAACAATCTAGAAAATGTGGGTCATGATAATGGTAAATTCCTTGTTGATTGGGGTGTCCACCACAAGAATCCTCCCCAGAACTAACAAAAGGCAGATCTCCAGCAGCAACCCAACTAAAACCTGATGGAGGATTGAGTCCTGTACCAGCAGAAGGGTTAAAAATAGCAACTCCGTTGCCAGCAATACCAATTTTACCTAGTGGAGTAGGGATTCTTCCGTTTCTTTGATCAAAATACTCACATGTACCACTCACAGGAGTAGTTGCTTGATCTGCTACGATGAAATCTAGGGTCGTATCACTAGATAACCAACACTCACCATCAATTGAAGTGAATGTAGTGCTCTTAAATACGAATTTTTGCTTCAATCCATCACTAAAATTGACAAATATATTGTCTTCTACTCTTATATCTGGAGAATTTCCAGTAAAAAGAGTTAAATCATTAGCACTTATAGTAACTCTTCTAACAAATCCGTCATGCGTATATCCATTATTATCAAATGTGCGAGCAATTCCAAATGTTCCTCCACGGAATAAGAAGTCATGATCCCAATCCTTCTCCTGAATAGTATTAGGGTTATTATCGTTGGGGAACGTACCAGTAAGCACAGGAGCAGGGAGCAAAGTCGATGCTACTGTGATTACTTTAGTTGCGTTATTATAGGAAGCTGTTGCTGCCATTGTTTTACTTTTATTTAGATGTCGTCAAAGA